AACTACAACCGCGTTATTGAAACCCTTAAAGACTTAGAGGTGCGACTTGAATCACACTTGGAGGGGCTTAAACGTAGCTCTGAAGACGCTGGACGAGCAGAAAGTGCTGGAGATGCTGAACCACGAGAGAGCGACTGAGAGTCGCGCCAGCATCCTGCGCCGCATTCATCAACGATATAACGTGCTTCGCGTATCGCGCGAGCGAATCGAACTACTTCAAGAGGCTAAACAACCATGACCGACTTTGCAGCGTGGCGCTATGAGAACCTTGTGCAGTTTGCAGTAGAAGCAAACGAGCGACTAGCTCTGCTAAATGCGGAGATTGACGCGCTAAACGCCGACTTAAAGACGGCGATTAACGCCTACCGCGACCTACTTCGCCGCGACGCCCCTGTACTTCTCGAAGCTACGCATCCCACCGAAACCAAGCAGACCGGCGAGTAAGGTCATCAACTGTTCTACCTGGAGATCTGGCGGCGGGGGTAGACCTTTCGGGATCAAGTCTACTCCCTGCCCAAACGCCCAGACCCATTGCATCAGAGGGTAGCCAAGGAATTGGTAAGCCAGACCTGCAACCCCAACCCAGCCCACAGCAGGACGCCAGCCAGAGACAAATACGCTAGTAGACGCCGCTTCGATCTTGTTGATGTCCACCTGCGCGAGGTCTGTAGCTTGGTCGATACGCTTCTCTTCAAGGTCGAGCTTGCGGTCCTCCAGCGCCATTTGAAGGCGTTCTTTGTCTGTCGTAATGAGGTCGCCCGCGACCTTACCCACGCCTTCAATGATGCTCCCGATTCCAATAAGATTCATTACTTTAGTCCGGACAATGTACGGTTGATCCAGCCGAGGAGGAATTTAGACTGCGTGCGGTTCTTGTTGCAGATGTCAGCGTAGCGGGTGATCTTCGCCAGCGCGTAGGCTTTCTTGAACGCTTCGCCATCTATGGTGTTGAACTTCTGCAAGGTCACATTGCCGACCGCGCCGTCTGGCGTAGCGCCCACGATCAACTGCGCCAGCTTGACCGCGACGCCCATGCCGGTGTTTACGCCGAAGTTGAAAACCGATTCCGCAACAACTTGGTTCGTAATTTCATCCCCTCGTAAACGATCCCAAAACTCAGTCTTATAAAATCCCCGTACCATCCCAGTAAGAACAGTGCCTTGCTGATTGTTGTCAATAAGATGCCACCCGCCCCACTGAGGATTTTTGTTACGTGCGATTCCAGCATAGGTCATCCCTCCGGTGTCACCGGGAATAGTGTGAAGAACGTAGCCGCCCTCATCGGCGATCATCTTCTCAAAAGCGGGGTTGAAGTCAGCCATTGTGCGGCCTCTTGTTGATGAGGTCGAAGAGCGTCTTGACCTTTTCCTCAAGCACTGCGACGCGCAGGTCGAGTTTGGCTAAGACGACAATCAACGTGATCAGCGCAAGAATCGCTGGCGACGCTTTTAAGATAAGTTCAAATGCGTCCATTAGTACCCACTCACATCAATAAGTTGACCACGGAAGTTGATGATACCTTCGGCGTACTTGCTGACCAGTTCGGGCCAAAGTGGTTTACCGTCTTTCATGGTTATGACGGCAAACCCGCTACGCCAGTTGACGGGGCCGTCTTCAAGATAATCAATAAACTGGGGTCCGTCAATTTCCGCAAGCGTACCCGTGTCAACGCCCCACCGAGTGCCATTATAATCACCAAACGGTGTGACTTTAAGACTGTGTAGATGGCCGGTGATAGTTGTAACCCCAGAATTCAAAGTGTTCGTGTGCGTGGCGTGAACGCCATTCTTATATCGGTGCTTGACCACTACGCTATCTGACAGCCAACAGGACCAGCACGGGTGCCACTTGGGGAAATGATCTTTAAGCGCCGTGCCGCCGACGCCTTCAAATTGGGGTGCAGCTTCGGACAAGCGTGATTCAAACCGCGAGTCGTGGTTACCTAACGGCCAGATCAGTTGCGTATGATGGCGGGCTTTTTCACAGGCGTCTTCAATCTCTTTAAGCGCCTCTTGGCACGCTTGCAGTTCCTGCTTTACGTTTGGGACCGCGCTCCAATTTATTCTTGCGTGTCTGCTGATCGAACTTCCGTCAAAAATATCGCCGTTGGCAACCACTATATGCGGTTTAAGTTCGTTTATCGCCCATAACAAGCCCTTGAAGGCTGTTGTACGCAGCCCAGGCCAGAAGTGTGCGTCAGAGAAAATAATGGCGATGCCGTCAGTCAGACCGGCTTCGTGGCGGGCTTTTTGGATGTGGACTGCTTTGCCACTTTTTAAACTGATGTTTAACTTATTTTCTATTGCGCGCCGTCGAGTATGGACGCGTCGTTCAGAAAGGCCAGTTGCCTTAGCTACTTTAAGTGGTGATTTGTGCTCGTCCCATAACCGCAGAAACTCTTGGTCCGTGATTTTTGGTGTCATTATTCTTCATCCTTTTAGGAGAAGCATCCCAAATACCACAGTTTTGTTGCGGTTGGGTGACCCCCCGAGGTTGTCGGGGGGCCAAATCATTACTCGTCGGTCTGTTCGTCAACCTCTTCTTCTTCTTCTTCTTCAGCGTGAGCTTGGAAGAGAGCGTCGGCGGTTGAGGAGAAGAGCGAGGAAAGCGTGAACTCGTTGATGTTCGATGCTTTAGCGACCAAGAAGGCAACCGAGAACAGCGCGTTCAGCGCGTCAACTGGCTCAGAAGCGTCAATAGCGGCAAGGATGTCGTCTTTCATGTGAGGCTCCAAGAAAAGGAACTTCATCTTACGAACTGACGATTACTGTTTAATGACCTTTCATTAGCATGGTCAGCAGCATCATAATGATGGCCCCGCCGCCCGTGATCAGGATCTGCTCTAGACGCTTGATCCTGGCGTGGATACCGCGCGTCTCTTTCTCAATACCTTCGTACCGAATCGCGCAGACGTCGACGTGGGCATCAATCTTGTGATCGACTTCAGATAATGTAACCATCATTCGCTCATTTGATTTGTGGGCGTTACTAAGGTCGGGTAAACAGGCGCGCCTTTTTTGGCGATTCCGGCCGCTACCGCGCGGCGCTGCTCTTGTTTTACCGCTCTGTCGCGCGCTGCTCTAATAGCGTCGGCGGCGGTTTGCGAGTTGGCAAGTTCGGTCGCTACTTCTACGGCAAGTTTGTTATCTATCCTACCGGCCAGCATTTTGTTGACGTAACGGGCAATCGTATAGACAGGGTTCCAGCCGCCAGGAGGTTCTGGTTTCATCTGGTCGGTAAACAACTTAGCGCCCTGAGTACCAGAAATTACGCCTTTGCCGCCAAGCTCTTCAAACTTTTTACCCGTCGCCAGATCGCTCAAAATCTTATCTGCAACCGCGCGGATCTCCGGCGCGTTCTGTGTCAGCGCGCCGATGTTGCGCGCGGTGGTCATCGCGTTGTTAAGCGCCGCGCCTTCGGGAGCTAGTTTGTTACCGGCTTGTTCGACCAACTGATAAAGTTCGGCTACTTGTTTGGCGTCAGCCAAAATCTTCGCGGCGTTCTTTGGATCGCTTGCTTGCAGAACTTTTAGAATTCCAACTTCGTTATCGGTCAGATTCTTTAGCATTTTAGCGCCCGCGCCCGCTTCGCCAGCGATGACGCCTTGCGATACGTCTAGCATAACACCGCGCGCCAGTGATGACTTAGCACCGTCATCCATGCGAGACAACGCCATGCTGCGCGTCATTGGGTCGGTGACAACTTTATCGCGAAGGTCTGGCGTGTACTTAAACCCAAGCGTTTTGGTTGCAAGATCCAACGCTTCGTCTTGCTTGGCAAACTCCGCGCTAATTTTGCCGGGAATGGCTTTGCGTTGCTGTTCTAACGCTTTTTGTTCAGCCGCAAAAGTTTCCCCAGTAGTCGCTTTAGCGACTTCCTTGGCTTGCCGAATGTTGGCAAACTCATCGCCAATGCTGCTCAACCGCTGGCTTAAGTTCATGCCAGCTTGATCCATAGCGGCAAGCTGATCGGCGTACTTGAACATGAACGCATCATGCGCGTTAGCGCTTGCGCCAGGTTTCAAAACCTCGCGGCGGTACAAATCCTCAACGCCAGTACTAAGATTTTGTAGCGCCGCCGGATCTTGACTGTACACTTTCAAAAACTGACGGGTGTTGCCTTCGTCACTAAGCGCTTTTGATACGATGTCGCCTGGGCGCAGCATCGGTTCGTTAAGCGTACTAATGCGCGATAAGTTGGTAGGTTGACCAGTACGGAACACACCGACGATACGCTCGCGGAACAATTTGTTCGCATCCTGGAATAGCTTGTAGGCTTCTTCTGGCGTACCAGCCTTGATTGCTTTATCAACTTCCGTGTACAACTGATTCAAGCGCGCGCGGGCGATGTTTGCTTGCGAATCGGTAGAACCTTTAAGCGCCGCGCGGTCAATGTTAATCGCTTGGCGCAGCTTATGGGCGTCTTCAAGCGTGACGGGTTTGGCGGCAACCGTTTCCGTTGTGGTCAACCCCTCGCCCATGTTAATCGTTTGTTTTTTAGGGCCGTACTTCTCAAGAAACGCCGCAGCATTTGGCGCTAACCCTTTGATTTCTGTAAGCAAATCACTTAGTTGACCTTTAGAAACTGCGGCCAGATTGCCCAGATCAATTGTTGCGCCTGGGGCGGCGTCAAACGCAGCTTTGTACGCGGGTTCGGTTACGGTCTTTTTGGTGTTCTCTTGGATTACTTTTTCAGCGTTTGCGAGTGCTTCGCCTACCGACAACTGACTGACGTTAGCCACGCCCGCGCGAGCTTTGGCTTCACGTTCTGCGATCATGGCGTTTGTGGTTCCTTGACCCGCTTCAATTCGCGCTTGTTCTTGCGCGCGTTTGGCGGCTAAAGCTGCTTCGGCGGCTTGCTGTTCAGCGGTCAAAACGCCGGTACGGGCGGCGCGCTGTTGTTCCAGCGCGGCGCGTTCTTCAGCCAGCGACCGTTTAACCGCCGCGCGAGGGGCGCTAGGCGTGGCAGTAGCCGCCGGTATGTTCTGTTGAGCGAGCGCGTTTAGGTTTTGTTGCGCGCCCGCAAGTTGATTGGTTTGCTGCAACTTCATAGCTGCGTCACGCGCGGCGTACAAGTCTACGATTGCGCTGCTGGCTTTTTCACGGGTTGATTTAGCCAGCGCAGCCAGACCGCTGCTATTAAGATCTACCGCAACTTGCTCAATCGGTATGCCTTTTTCAAGCATATCAATCGCAGCGGTAATTCGTTGCGGATCATTACCAAGCGCTTCCATGTAGGCGTTTTGCTTAGTTCCGATTGGAAGAAACGCCCCCAATCGTTTGGTGACTTCACCTACTACTTTGGCGACAGGCCGAGCCGCCGGAGGCAGAATAGCGCCCAAGGTAGCGCCCATCGTAGTTTCGTCTGGGTTTACCAACCCCGCGCCGATGCCGCCAGAGATACCGCCACCCGCGATACGAGTTGGCATAGTGCCGCCAGGACCAAACCCACCCGCTTGAATTTGAGCGCCGAGCGCGGGATTAAACCGTGACACCGCCTGACCAGCACCTATTTGAAACGGTACGGTCGCGGCTATCTGACCAACTGGGCGAAGAACGTCGGCGTCACCAAAATATTTCTGGTACGCCTTTTCTTGTTCGGCAAACGCTCTTTCCGCATCGGCGCGATAGCTTGGCTGTTGACCCGTAACCAACCCGCTAAGAGTCTGATCACGCGGAAAAAATTTATCCGCTAGGCGAGCGCCACCAACAACAAGATTACGCGCGATGTCGCTCGCTCCGCGAGCAACAGCCGCAACGGGTTCAGTAGGAATCGGGCCGCTAAGACTTTTTAGCCGTTTGTAAAACAATTCGGCATCACTAGGTGCTTCAGATTTAGGCGCTACTTTTGACAAATGCGCGATTACGTCGGCGTCGGAATACCCTTCTTTACGCGCGCCAGTTAAATCAAACTTGCGTTGTTGGGCAAGATACCCCGCTATGTCAGCGTCTGAGTATCCTTCTTTGCGGGCGCTTTCGACATCAAATGCCATGTTATTTAGTCTCAAAAGCACTTAGAGGACGTTTTTCTTTACCGGCAGGTGCAGCAGGTGCGGCGGCAGGACGACCAGCGCGATATTCGTAAGTAGAATCGTACGCTTCACGTACCCGTATTTTAGACCCGCGAATTTCATCAATCAGGTCGTCAATCCCTTTCTTAACATCTTTAATGTTTTGAGTACGATCAAGGCCACCGACAACTGATTTTTCAAGGCGACGACCTTCTTCGTTCGATACGTTACCCAACGCGCCGCCTGTCTTGGACATTTCGCGCATATCTTGTAACGCTTGAAAACCACCCTTAGCAAAAATCTTGTCGTACGTTGCCTGCGCTCGGCTTCCTTCGCGGGTTATGCTAGGCGTGCGGCCATAAATAGTGCCAGTAATTTGGTTAAGACCGGGGTCGTCCCGAAGTTTTTCAAGTTCTTTAATAAATAAGTCTGTTTTTGCTTCAAAACCCTTGACTGACTGTGTAGCTTGTGGGTACGCCGCTTCACGTTTTTGGATTTCTTTTGACGTTAACTCCGGCGAGGCAGGACCGCCGGGGATAGGTTCCAGATCGCCAGTCGGTGTATAACGATAGCCAACAGGCGGTCTTACATTAGGCGTTCCTCCCCCGCCGCCACCTCCACCGCCTCCTGCGGCGGCAGGGCGTACAGGTCTTTGGCCGATCGCTTGCTCTTGAGTTACATATACCGGCTGACCATTTGGACCCATTACTGCAACAGGCGAGCCAGGCGCGCGGGGTACGGGTTCAGGACGTTTTGCGGCTTCGCGCGCGATAACAAAATCTTGATACGAGCCGGTAAATCCACCACCTTCGGGCGAGCGGGCAAAATTAAATTCCGCAACCATAGCAGGCGGTGCTACTTCTCTTGGCTGCACAGGCTGCGTAGCAAACCGGCCTTGATCAGGCAGATAGACTGCATTACCAACCACTTTGGGCAGTTGTGACTTCATCCACTCGCTCATACCCATTGCTTCTTGTTGCCGGTATGTTTGAAACTGAGCAGGATCATCAGGGACTTCGGCAAGTGCTTGCTCAAGCGTTCCGGCTTGCGAAAGCACCGGCGCAAGATCGGGGTCAGCATATTGCATTTTTACAATTTCGCGCGCCGCTTCGGGCGTACCCGCACGTAACAAACGCTCACGGAACATACCGGCACGTTCAACGCGGCGGGCGCGCGCGCGTTCTTCAGTTTCTGCGGTCATCAAACCGCGTGTGCGCTCCTGCCCAAGTCGGGCAGTTTCCTGCCCAAGTCGAGCAGACTCCATTTCAATCTGTGCTTTTTGCCGATTCAGCGCGTTCGTCTCTTGATCTTGCGCCATCTTCTGCTGCACAAGCGCATTTTGCATAGCCGCTTCTTGACCCTGCATCAACCCTTCGGCAAAATTGGCTGGGCCTTGTCGAGCTAGGAGATTAAAGTTAACTGGCATGGTTAGACCTTAAGTAAAATCACCGTAGCGGAATCGTGCGTATGGGTCTTGATACCCGACTGTAGGTAATGGGGAAGAACTGCCAAAACTAAAATTACCGCCGCCGCCAAGATACCTACCCAACGCGCTGCCCGCTTGACCGTAAGCCGATTCTCTAGCTCGCTGCCCATACAGCAAAGCATTCGCTGATGTTTCACCTTGCCCTGCCATTACGTTGCCAGCATTAGTCGCGTAATTTGAACCCGAGCGTGCCATTTCGTTAGCTGACGTAGGGCCGTACCCAACAACACCCGCAAGCGCGTTACGTTGCAATCCTTGCGTGTCGCGGAATCGGCTGTAAGCGTTCTGGTATTCTTGAGAAGCAAGATCTTGTCCAAAACGCTGCGCCCCTTTAAGCGTAGCGCCAGATAGCAGGCCACCTCGTTGAGCGGCGGTACGGTCAAGCGCCTTCATGCCTTCAGACAACCGGAAAGCATATCCTGGATCTGCTTGGTAATCTGCGGGCGTAAAGCCACGCACCAGTTCGCCGCCCTGCTGAATGCCAGCTAAGTACCTCGGTAGAGCATTGACGCCCGCTTCATAGAAAGGCTTTTGCCGCGCAACACCTTCTTCGTACATCTGACGCTGTAGCGCCAGTTGACGATCTGAAGCCTCATTTGCAATTTGAGCAGCGTCTCTAGCCGCGCCAGTTGCGCCGCCACCCAAGGCTTCTTCAGCAGCCCCACCCAAACCTGCGCCAAGACCAGCAGCCGTTAGCGCCAGACTCGCGCCGCCGGTTGCAGGAGCAAGAAGATAACCCGCTGCTGCACCTAAAAGTTGACCCCAGCCCATTATGTTACCTCCCGCCCAGAAACCCGGATGTTGATTGCGCTGGCCGTACCTGCAATTGTACTGATAAAGTCGCCAACCCCTAGAACTTGCCCGACCAACTCTGGGAACGTATAAACCTCAGACGCGGCGAGCGTCTTGGTCTTGGTAATCAAGTTGGTGTTTCCGGCAGAACCAGTCACTGTGACCAAGTTGACGGAAATTGTAGCAGCAGACGCGCTGATGTTGGTCGCCGTAAACTTGTCAATAAGGGCAGTCACGCCAGTCGCGGTGTACTGGGTTGTTTGCGTGTTCTCGGCAAACTTTGCCGGAACTAAGACTTTGACGGTGACTGTCATGGTTTACTCCTTATGTTGGCGCGGTAAACGCCGTAATCAAACCGTTTGAGAACGTCAAAGAACCATTAGACCCCAAGGAGGTAATTTTTGCCAATGTTACAGAACCAGTTGCACCTGTTGTGGAAAAACTAGCGCCAATTGTAATTGACCCTGGTCCGTTTGTAATACTAATATTTGATCCTGCGGTTAATGTGGCTTTACTAAGCGTATTACCCGTAGTATTGCCAATTAACAGTTGACCATCGGTAAATGTTGCTTGGCCTGTACCGCCCGAGTCTGTTGGCAATGGTGGAACTAATCCAGATATTTTGCCGCCAGTGATATTGACGTTATCATAATTTTGCGAAGCAATGGTTCCAATCTCTAGTCTTGGTGCGGTTTCTACTTCTTGTTTCAACGCCGCCAAGTCAGCACTTAAATCAACCGGCAAAGGTTGCGAGTATACGCTTTGAGCTAATGATTGAAGCTCGGCGTCATAAGACGCAATTAAAGATACTGTGTTTGGTGCTAGTGCCGTGTCAGTAGACTCAACGGCTGCGTTGAACAAAGACAAAAAGAACAAATACCAAGCGCGGTCAATTAATCCCGTGCGCGGGTCAACTAACGGTACTCGCGGAGGTGTGATTGGCGTGGGGTTTGCGTTGGGGCTAGGCATTTGTGCCGCTCAAGATCAATTCTGCACCCATGATCACCGTCTTGACCGGATCAGTTCCAGAAACTTCGTAGACCCGATCACGCAACTTCAAGGTCATCCCTAACCGCCGCCAGAACACCCGATGGTAATAAGCGCCAATCTTGCCAACCGGCGACCAGTGTTCGTTAGACCAAGTATGGCCCGCATCATCTGACCAGCGCAGCATTACTTGCGGGTCTGACCCCTGGCCTAAATTTAAACCAACACCAGTTTCGCAATCAAGTTGTAGGCTATGGTGCGCGGTGCGCTTTAGATTATTTTGACCGGTAGGCAAAGCTCGCCATGAACGCAGCCACTTCTGGATGTTGCCGTTGTCGGCGTACACATCAAGGTCAAAAGCGTACAGATTGCCGTTTTCAAAGTCGCCAACAACAATCTGATTATTAAATGCCATCTGGCAGTTGCTGCGGTGACGAGTAAACTCTCCATTTATCCAACCAGCACGTTCGTGCCACGCTTCCGTAGCCGCGTCGTACACCCACGTGGCGTTGCCCGTTGGGAAGGTCAACACATAAAAAGAATGACCGCCCTGCTGGTACGTATAGGCGATAGCGTCAGAGATGTCGCTGTATTGCTGGATCTGCCATTCAATCGCATGGGTTGAGATGCGCTGGCCGGTATAGCCATTGGCACGGTAGACCATGCCCTGCCCGCGACGGTCACGCCCAAGCCAAAACATTCCGTTGTCCATCTTGGCAACAGAAAATGGTGCAGCGCACCCTAGTTCGTTAAACGCGCCTTGAATGCGTTGCAGCGGAAAGTCCGTAGCGCCAGAGTCATACCAGACTTCAATCGAGTTAGTTCCAAACGCCCAGACTTCGCGGAAGTTTGCCGCTACAGCAATTAAACCATCGGGCGATCCTTCGGTGCTGGCAAATTCTAACGGATCAATAGACGTACCATCTAACAGCGCAGTCACCCACAACTTTTGGCTGTTTGGTTCGTTGAATACAAAGTAACCGTCCAGATAGCAGACGGTTACAGCGCCGGGGAAGAAGCCGGTGATTTGCCCAAAAGCGTTGGTGGTGTTGTTGTAAATATAGCTTGGACCATTAGCCGCAATAAACAACTGCGTGCCGTTGTCGGCCATGCTAACTGGGCCAGACCCAGTTACGGTCCCAATTAACGTGGCTGAGTAAGAGTTGTTGATCTTGTACAACTCTGTGCCAGACACAACAAATGCAACGCCGTCTTGCGGCGAGAACGCCCATACACCCCTGATTGGTCCGGTGCCGATTGTCGCCAAGAACTTGAGTCCTGGCGCTCTGTTTAAGAATGCAGGTTCCTTACCTGCTTCCGGCACAATTTCTGGGAACAAGTTCACCATTCTGTTGTCGGCGGCGTTGACCGACCGAGCAACGTAGGCGCTTCCCAGAATGGGGGTCTTCATCAATAATTTCCAGCGTACACGTTGAACCGCTGGCGCGTCGCAACAATTGCGTAAGGCATCGACATTACATCGTCAGGATTGTTGATACGCTTGAGGTTACGCTTGCTAGTCATGGCAATACGCTGCACCTGCGGCGATGGCTCCACGCCAAACTCAGGCGCGATCTCCATCGCCAGATTGTAAGTAAACGCCCTCAAATAGCCTGGGGGGAACGCTAGAACAGTAGCCAGCGTTGCCGGTTCGGACAACTCTTGAACGCTAATAAAATGGAATTCCAACAGGCGCGTGGGCCTTGGATAAATAAAGATGTCAATGTCGGGGTAGGTCATGTTTACAAACATGACCTGCGGGTAGGTAGACGTTACGGTTTTGACCGCAATCCCGTTGTACTGTTGCTGATTGATGAGCTTGATCCCGTAAGACACATTGGTCTGCGGGTCACGGAAATACGTTGCGTCGTCAACCAGAATGGGACGAACCGCAGTACCGTTTAGACGTACCAAAGACCCTGACGGGCCGAGCGTTGCATTGATAGATCCAACCGGCCATTCAACAATCTGATCTATAGTTGAGAACACCGACAACCGCTCAGTGTTCCATGAATCAATCATCTGATTCATTGCCATCAGCGCATCTTGCGACACTGATGCCGATGGCGTTTCACCTTCTGCCAGAACCCCCAACAGACGCAGGGCGCGGTTGATCTGATCACCAGCCGAATATGTTGCCATCGTAAACCTCAGAAGGAGGGGCCGAAGCCCCGCCTGTTAAGACAAGCAGTGAACTACCGAAAAATTGATAACGACAGCTTCAGAATATGAAGTTGCGCTCAAATTACGCAATGCAATTACCGCAGATCCAGCAGTCATACTGCAAACATAAGTAGTGTAAGCCGCAGCGGTGCTACCAGTAGTAACGCTAGAGATATTTACAATGATTGTGTCGTTACTTGAGATCAAACTATTGGTCAGCGTAAATGTTGCTACTGCACCACCAGCCAATGCTGCATTGTTCATTGTGATGCGACCAGCAGACTTGTTTAGGGTAACACCCGTAGACTTGTCTGTTAATTGCGTAACCGCACCTTGGGCTGCTGCGCTGTAGCCGATTTCAGTGGTAGCGTAAATTGTCGTGCCAACAATCGTTGATGGAATAACAGCGCCAATTGTGCCGCCATCAATATCTTGATCGCTATAAGCAACGCCAATTGATTTGGTATTACCCATTTTCTAATCCTTTAAAAAATAGGGGCCGAAGCCCCTATTAATTACAACAAAAATGCCGAGTAAGCAGCGTCACCAGTACGCACAAAACGGTATGTGTGTGCGCTAAAACGGCCCACAGTAACCGAGCCGAAGATCGTGATACCAGTTCCTGCTGTAACAGGAACGGTAGACGATGTGCCAGCGTTGTTGTTGTTGCAAATAGTCAGCTCAAAAGATGAACCAATTTTTGCGTTAGGAATTGCCACATCAAGCGACGCTGCTGTGGGCAAAGTTACGGTCAATGTAGCATCGCTACCTTTGTTGCATACAACCAAACCAAAAGACACTTGATCAGCGGTCAACGTAGTGTCGCCAGTCAAGGTTGCTGGGATAGTTTGTACGCCTAGAACTGCTTCATTTAGGTTACCGGCACCAACTTGGTAACCGCCTGCGCCATTAGGTAAAGCCATGATAATTTCCTTAAATTAAATTAACCCCAGACGCGGCAAGCCATCTGCGGACGTATTGTGTTGAACCCATAAAGGACATCAATACGACATGGAAGTCTATCGTTATTTATGTCATATTGGCGGACCACTCTTAGGCTAATACCGTTATGCACTGCGCGAGCAGCCATATCAACACCCTGCGGCAGCAAAAGATCAGCCGTAGCAAACGTGATTGCGTCCTTGTGGTAGACCAAGTTCTGTGGGTACTGAGTTGAGGCAGTACCAACAAACACCACGGCTTTGCTAGTTGCAGGCAAAGTCAATACGGTTGCCAGAGCGTTGCTTGCTGAGTAAATTGGAGCAACAGTGATGTTGCCAGCACCTGCACCACTCAAAGTCACATCAGCAGTAGCCACAAACTGGAACAAAGAACCAGTTGACTCACGAGTCTGTGGGTTCACAGCAAAGCAGTCAGCCACGGTGAACACGTCACCAATCTTGACAGTTGCGTTAGCACCAGCGCCGGTGATGGCAATGGTAGTTGCGCCTTCTGCCGTAACCGCTGCCGAAGTTGTGCCGCCGGTTGCAGTGCGCGAACCCGTTGTGAACTGCTTGATCGACTGAGACATATTGATCTCGTCAAAGCCAAGAACACCAGTCCCCATCATGCCGTTCTTGAACTGCTTGGAGATTGTGTCCGTAGGATTGAACAGACCTTTCATGCCTTCAACCAGACCAGCGTTTGCAGCGGGGTTAACCGTTGCATAACGTGGGGACATCACAGCGGCGTTCTCGTTCAGCTTCTGCTGCGCTTGCAACAAAACCAACGAGGTAGCTGGCGTGGTGCCTGGAGTACCAACCGTGTTACCAATCGCTTTGAACGAGTTAGCAACGTCAGCGTCAATGCTAGAAGCCAACTGCGAGATACGCGGCTTGAGAACGCGCTCTGCGAAGTCATCCAACTGCATTGTGAGTTCGGCAGACGTGAAGTTCACGCCGATATGCTTCTGGGTCGAAACGGTCAGGGTGGTGAACTGCTCGTTGTCGTCCTGAACTTGCAGGGCGGCACCGTCCGTCACCAGAGCGCGGTCGGGCAGACGAATACGCAGGGTCGAACCGATCTTTGCGCCTTCAACAGCAAAGCTGTCGTCGTACTGACGGTTCACGTTACGGGTAAGAACCAGATTGTTTTCCAAGATCTCCAGGGCCTTCCTGGTGATCATGTCAATCGTAAGAATGCTATTTGACATGGTAATTCCTTAAAAGTTAGCGATGTTGAGCTTGTGCCTTTTTAATCTGGCGCAGCCTTTCTGCTTCAATCCATTCCGAGGTAGTCATCGTTTTGGTGGACCGTGGGTCCGTCGTGTCATAACTCGGATTGCCTGAAGTTCTGGCAGTTACCGGACTAATCGGCGCTGGCGCGGATGTAGTACGTTTAACCGGAACATCTGTGGCTATTTTAGCCTCAATACGTCCAATTTCCTTGGCTTGCAAAATTGGGCTAAGACGGGAAATACGTTCTGTCTCTTTTGGATTGGAC